TATTTTCTTATCGTTTTCTTTATCAGTTCTGGAATCACGTTTAGAACAAATATCAATAAGCGATGCAATGATACCATTAGATTCATAACGAGATACACCATCCATAGTTAACTCACCATTAAGTACGCAATCTTCAAAATAAGTTAATTCTTCCAAGAATTTAGCACCAGTAAGGATTGTTGGCTCACCTTGGCGGCTTTCCATTTCAACCTCACCATTACGAACAATAGCGTTGCAATAACGACCATCCATTTTGATTTGTGATATTCCTTTGGCACCTTTTTCAAATACCTTACGAGCTTTCTTCTCATCAAATGATACAGCACCCATATAAGGTGTATCTTCAATAAGACCCTTGAATACTTTATTCATGTAAGTGGTACCTAAACCTATTTTACAATCTTTATCAATAATACGTTCAAGTATATAAGCATCATCACTAGACAAAGCACTTAAAAGAACTACAAGCCAATTCAACGCTTCAGTACCAGTGTAAGTTCTATCTGTGATAAATTTCAACCCATCTAAAGCCCATTCTAAAGTTTCACTACCATTATTATCTGGAGTGTATTCTGGGAGTTGTTTAATGTAAAACTTAACTCTTTTAGAATTGGCCATGTATAAAACACGTTTCAATAATTCATTGTCAGTGTATTTTGTAAGGATTGCAACTTTAGCATTTGTACCACCTTCAGCAGCAATTTCGTCAAAAATGTCTTTAATTTTCATAATGTTATTGTTTTAGAGTGCAAATATAATACTTAATTTGTTTCTACCAAATTTATTTTCAATAAAAAATCTAAATGTTCCCACATTTTTTTACCATCACCAGGTGTATTTAAATACAACGCACCTTTAAACTCCTGATACTCTTTAGCATACATGTCAATTTTACCACCATGTTCAATATTAGCAATTCTATCAGCTAACTTAAGAATTATTGCATCTGGATTACTAGCAGTCTTAGGAAGAGTCTTTTCTTTCTTCTCTTTTCTATTTCTACCTAATTCATCAGTAACACAATAAACCATTTCAGCCACTTCTTTACCAAAATGTTTGTTGATATCATTGTAGCTAATACCGTCATCCTCAATTGAATCATGTAATAGACCTGCCACGATAAATTTACCAGAGAAACCAAATCTCTTAAGTACATCTACTACATCATCTAAGTGTTTCTCATATGGAAATATTTCATCATATGATTGATTTGAATGGGCTTTAACCGCCACCATTCTTGCTTCTTTGTAAGTTTTTTCTGCGTAAAGCATTATTCTTCCTTCTTTTCCTGTGTAAATCATTATTCTTCTTCCTTTTCTTTTGCATGGTCATCACATAATGTGTATAACCAACCTTTAATTTTTCTATTGCTACCTTTCTCACCACATTTTTCACATGTTTCATAAGATAGTTTTTCGTATTTTGTTATAACCTCCTGAGCACCTTCTGGATAAGTTTCAATATAGAATCTTAACCCACCAAATTTTTCTTTAACTTGAACAGGTCGTTTATCCCAACCCAATGCAATTAATTCAGTTATTATGTTTTTGATTATAGGATACCAACCTTCACCAACACCAAAAGCATACGCATCAACGATTGGTCCCTTATCTTCTCGATATATTCTTTCTAGTCCACCTATGGAAACTAGAAATTCATCCATTTCTTCTTTACTCATAATCATAACATTTTATATAATAATTTATCATCGTATTTAAACATGAAGTCTTCAACCGATGCGATTTTACCTTCAGCCAACCCAAAACACATTCCTGTAAAAGGTTTTAAATCATTAACACACACTTCAAAAACCTTCATTGCATATCTCTTTTTTTCAGCTGGTGTTATATTCTTAGGTTTATCTAATTTCAACTCACCCCACAACAAATTTAATTTATCAACCAAATTATCATAGTTTTCTTTCAATTTATAGAGTTCTTCTTTTCTTTCTGGGAAAGTTGAAGCGAATTCTTCTATCTCATTGGTTTTAACTATCGTAAGAATGTTGTGTTCAGCAGTTTTTCCTTTTAAGTGGTGAACAGCCAAGTAAGCTGGATTCTTTATCTTAACACGGTTAAAATTAGCATCCACAACTACATAACCTTCTTCAGACCATGGCATACCTTCAAATGTACGTAACAAAGTACCTACATCTTTGGCATTCAAGTCAAACTTTTTAACTAGTGGTAAACCTAAGGATGTAACCGCCATTTCCAAGTCTTTTCCAGATAATTCTACTAGAGTTTCTCTGTTTCTGATTGTAAGGATTGTAGCTGATGATTCACCATGTGGTTTTACTACTATATTATATGGAGTAGTTAACTCAAATACATATATGTGGTTTTTATCCAACAAACAATCATTGAATGTGTATTTGTTATTTACAGTATCCCAAAATAGTTCATTGAAAGTGGTTCCGTTTTTGTTATTTACTTCACCTTCACCCTCGGCAGTACCAGTAGTGGCAGCAAACCAAACTTTTTTATTCCAGTCCCAATATACTTGTATCATAGTACCATCTAGTTTCTCTAAGACACTAGCTGTATTCCAATCTATCTTAGCAGCGTTACCTTCTTGTGAGTTAAAGAACTTTCTGAATGCTAGTGACATTACTTCCCATGTATCCATTTCAAGTATAAGACCACGACAATCTTGCATCTCTGGTAAACCCATAAGTGTTGGTGACACTAGCTGGTCATATTTGAGCAAAATTTTATTTTCATATTCTTTTGTTTTTAACTTAAAGTCGTTTATCGCTTTAGTTAATCCATATTTAGCTATGTATTTTTGTATTGCTAACATAATTTTATTCTTCTAATGGTTCGTGTCCGTTTTTTCTTCTTAAATCATTTATTCTTTTGATGAAATCATCATAAGATTCACTTTTGCTTTTATCTTTTAGATAGTTTGTATAATCATTATTATTTCTTTCCATATTTTCGACAATTTTCTTTGCAGAAAACATTGAACATATCTGACTAAAGAAATGAATATCTTTTTCATCATACATCAAACCACCTAACATGACCAAGACACCACCAGCTTGTGATACCATTAAATCGTTAGAATTTTTACCTTCTAACATAAGAGTTTGACCCATTTCTACAAATTTAGCACTTAAGTCTAAATGTCTATCTTCATTTTTCATATGTTTAAAATTTTGACAAAAATACAATTAATTTAATCAACAACCAAAGTTTTTATTGGTTATTTTTATTTTATATAAAATTTTATAAAATAACATTATTTTTCATTTTATTTTTATATTTATTAATAAACAAAACTATGGCACAAAAACAATTAATCAGTCCTCAAGTATATACTTTTGAAACTGATGTATCCGATTATGTTTCAAACCAAAAAGGTGCAAATACTTTACCTGGTACAACAACTACCGCAAGTAATGGTGGTGGTACCTCTTTACCAAGCAATAACAATAATAACAACACAGATTTCATCTTATGTGAAGATTTTACAAGACTTTTACAGGAAGATGGAGGAAAATTAACAATTTAAAAAATGGCAGATAAAAAAATTAGTCAGTTACCCTTTGGGTCATTAACACCAGCATCAATATTACCAATTGTTGCTAACGGAATCACATCACAAACTGATTTAAACTCAGTAATTCAAGCAGTAACACCATTCGTTCCAGCTGGGGCTCAAGGTCCTCAAGGAGCTCAAGGTATTCAAGGTGTAGCAGGTGCTACAGGACCTTCTGGTGTATCTGGATTAGTATGGCAAGGTACATGGAATGCAAATTCAGGTTATACATTAAATTCTGCTGTTTCTTATAACAACGCATCTTATTTCTGTATTTCAGCAGTAACAACTACAGGAAATACAGCTCCATTAATAGATACTATTCGTTGGGCTTTATTAGCTGCTCAAGGAGCTACTGGTCCTCAAGGTCCTCAAGGTCCTTCTGGTGCAACAGGTTCTCAAGGTATACCTGGTATAACTGGTGTTCAAGGTCCTCAAGGTATTCAAGGTGTTGCTGGTCCTGCTGGTCCTCAAGGTCTTCAAGGTGCTCAAGGTATTCAAGGTGTAGCTGGTGCTGCAGGTCCTTCTGGTTTAAATTTTCTAGGTCAATGGGGTTTTACTACTTCATATTTTCCTAATGACGTTGTTGTTTATAATGGTGCTTCTTATTTTTGTATTTCACAAATAGCTGCTAATCCATTAAATGGATATCCATCTGCTGATACAACACACTGGGCTTTATTAGCTGCTCAAGGAGCAACTGGTCCTGCAGGTCCTGCTGGTGCGAATGGAACTAATGGTTTATTAACTAGTGGTACTGCTGTTGGTCAAACACCTTATTGGAATGGTTCTGCATGGGTTATTGATTTAAATATATTTAACAATGGTGCTAATGTTGGTATTGGAACTGCAACACCAGCTTATAAATTAGATGTTAATGGTGGTGATGCTCAAATTAATTATGTTAGAGTTGGTGCTGGTGCTGGAAATGTAGCTACTAATACAGTTCTTGGACTATCCGCTTTAGGAATTAGTAATGTTGGTAGTAATAATACAGCTATTGGTGCTTCAGCATTACAAGCTAATACATCTGGTGCTGCAAATACTGCTGTAGGTAGTAGTGCCCTTAATAATAATAAAACTGGACAAAATAATACAGCTATTGGTGCTTCAGCATT